TGAACGTATCTAAAGATGGTTCATACAGTATAACTATTGAACAAGAAGGTAAAGTAAACAGAGTTACTACTAACGGAGGCAGCTCCTCTGTTATTAATATTAAACAAGGAAGTTAACCTTTACGAGCATTTAAGTCTGCTTCTATTTTATTATGTACAGAGTCAAGCTCTCTAGTTCCACTTCTAATTACAGACTGTAACAAATTAAAGTTTTCTTTAGTTAGTTTTTTCTCTAGTTTTTTAATATCTGTAGAAGTTCTTTCTGTTATTAGCTGTCCTTTTCTATTAAAGAGTATTGTATAACTCAATAGTTTAGCTTCCGTTCTTTTTGTTTTCATATTAAATTATCTCACAAGTTCCTGCACTACATGCAAGCTCTTTAGTGTTCTCAGTATTATCTTCTGTTTCATATTCTGTTATCTTAGACCAATCTACTACGTCCGTAGTTTTATTTAACCACTTACGATACTCGTTATAAGTAATCTCTTGATACGGAGCTTGCTTATATGAATGATCTGAGTATGGTAAGAACGATATACCTGATACATCATCAAAGTTTTTGTATACCCAAGCACCTACATCTAACCATTCATCTTCTTTAACTGAGATTGTTACGGAAGGTTTATGCTCACACCATTTATCTTGATAGTCTTTCCAGATTTCTAAGTGTTCAGTAGCTGTAAAGTCCTTTCTAGTGTACGCACCTTTAGGACTCTTCATTGGAAAGTAAAACACATAAGTATGCTCTGGCTTAGTAAGATCATCTTCATAATACACACCTGCATCTACCATCATTCTAGCTAACGGATCTTTCTTATCTGCTCTAACAGTACGAAGATAGTATGGGCTATGTCTAGTGTGAATACCAGAGGCACTATCAACCAGTTGACTAACTGTTCCACTAGGCTTGACGCATGTTATTGCTGCGGATTGAGGGATACCTAGTTTCTTAGCCCATACTTTATTTATTTCTATAGCTGTATTTTTAAGTTTATCTAAATCTATTTTACCATTTAACATATCTTTGTTGTCCATGATACCTGTAAGAGATACACCTAGTAAAGACTCTTCTTCTGTATTTTGTTTCCACTTACTTGTTAAGTATCTAAAGTTTGTAAGTGTAGCTTGAAACGTACCAAGAACTGTAGCAGCTTTTACTTTGGTTTCTAAAGTATCTTGAGTATCATCAGCTCTTACTACAACCTCAGTAAGATTACAGAATTGTTTGTTGCGTAAGATAATCTCACTGCAAGGATTACAACCGAAGTGTTCGTACTCTTCTCGTCTACCGTTCTTAGCTGCCTGTTTTTCTGCAGCTTGACGATTAAACATACCACGTTCACCACTCTTAGACTCATACAAAGACAACCACTCACGCATAAACGCACCAGTTTCTGCAGCATCTGTGTACGCTACTGAGTTATTAGATAACGCTCTCTGCTGATTGTCTTCCCACCAAGCACCTGACTTAGCGTTACGCATACGGTTGTCTGAGAGGTTGCTGAGAGAGATTAAAGCACTTCTCCTTACTCCACCTACCACTACAACTTCTGCGACCTTACACATCAAATCATGGCAATCTATAGATACAAGCTTACGTTGTCCTTTTGTAATAGCATCACGAAATATGTTAATTGTGAAATCAAACAACTCTTCAAGAGGAGCAGGACCACTAGCACGACCACCAAATGTTTTAAGTCTAGCACCGTAAGGTCTGATGTTAGACACATCCCATGTGGGAACTTGCCCTGAATAAAGCAACGATAACATTTCTTTGTAGGCTTTTGCCCACCCAATTTTAGAGTCAGCAACTTTAATAACTGTATCAGTATCAAAGAGTTCCTCTGGTAAGTCAGGAAGTTGGTTGACATACTGACGCTCTACACTGAAGCCTACACCAGTGCCACACATAAGTATGTACAGTGTCTCATCAAAGGCTCTAACGTTATCAACAGCTAGATAGCTACAGTTAAAACCTGCTACGTTGTCTTGCTCTAATGCTTTACCTGCTGACATCAATGCTCTCATGCTTGGCATTACATCTAAATTAAGCACAGCCTGTTCTAATTCATCACGTACCTTTATAGTAACGTGTGCTGTATCAGGCTCAAGCTTTTGTATGTGTGTTACAAAGAAATTAAAGTAACGATCTACTGTTTCTTCCCACGTTTCTCTGCGTTGATTCTCTTCGTTCCACCTAGCATATCTGCTTAGATGTATAAACTGTTGATAATTTGTAGGTAACTCTATACTCATAATACCACCTCCGAAAACTGTATTGCTATTAATAAAGCTATAGCTGAAGTTAAAGTTAAAAAGACTACAGGTACTATAGCATCCCATAATTTAACTTCTAACTCTAAGTCAGCATCCACACCATGAGATAGCATCATAGATACAGTGTATCCTAAAATAATTAAACTTTGTCCGATACCTAATCCTGCTAACAAAACAGCTCCTCTAATATCTGCAGTAAATATAAAATATCCTGCAGTTATAATACCAAAGAAAGGTATCATGTATAATAATCTAGCTATCATTTGTTTTCTCCTCTGTCCATAAGTGTATAGCTATAATAGCGTAGTGTATAATTTTTAATAAATCTCCTTGATTTTTATATTCTCCAGTAACAGAGTCAGGTTTCTTACCATACCTTACAGCGTACTTTATAATGTTACCCATGCAGAAACCATCTCCGTGTCCTGCATCTATAACCATTTCTGTTGCTTGCTGTTTGCCAGAAGCATAGTGTTGTTCGTATGTTTTATCTATGTATCTTTTTATTTGTTCTATTGTATTATGTTCGTTGAATTTATAATCAACCATTATCTAAACTCCTTTGGTAATGTTTCTTCACTATACCATTTAAAATTGTTAGCCTCTGCCCATTCAGCATGAGTTCTTTTAGTTCCATCTTTTCTTTTCTTAGCTGCAGGCATTGGAGCATACGGCTTTTGAAATATAAATACAAGCTCTATTGTATCAGGTAATGCTTTACGAATCCAGATATATTTACTATATTCTGCATGATCCCAGAATCTACCTTTAGCTTCTATAATTATCTGATCTTTTTCAAAGTCAGGCTCATAGTTATGTTCTACTACATAAGGTACTTTAGTAGTATGATGCTTCCAGTTACTTAGTATTCCTTGATGTAACTCATGCTCCCATTTACTATCGTATCCTTTAGGTACGTTCTTTTCTCTTGGTCTAGGCTTTCTAGGTTTTCTCATGTAATCTCTTCTGCTCTAGGTTCTCTAACTACTTTTGTTAAGTAAGTTAAAGACCTAGCATATTTAAAAGTTCTAAGTCCTTGTCCATCATTAGCATCTTTATGACACTCAAATTTAAACGGACAATAAAAACAATCTCTAGGTAATGCCATGTTACCAGAACTACCATTAGGTATAGGACTGTGACATCTTGGAGGTAGCTTTTTCTTTTTAATAGTTTTCTTAAGATCTTTAATTCTTTTCTTAGCGTCAACCTTATCAAACTCGTCAGGTCTATAAAGACAAAGCTTACCTGTAACCTTATCTATAACTAAGAAGCCACCTGCTTTAGTTTCTTCTGCTGCTTCGTATCCTGAAAGCTGTCCTAAGTAACCGAAAGGATCGTTCTGTGCTAGAGTTCCGTCTTCAAATTTCTTAAACGAAAACGGTGATGCTGATTTAACATCTATAACTTCTCCATTTATTTTACAATCCATGTGTCCTTTAACACCTTCAACTACTACTTCTTTCTGTTGGTCAGTAACTTTGTAACCTGCTAATCTTACTAGCATTAATACTAACTCTTCAAGTAGATGCCCATACAAAAACTTTATATGCGTTGAAGGTGCGTGTCCTTCTGACTCTTGTTTAAGGTTAGCCTCATACCAAAGTTTCCTGTCATCTCTACCAATGCTTGACATTCTAAGAGAAGAAGCTTTAGGATCTCTCTTGTATGGCTCAGACCACCCAAGTAAAGCTGCACTCATTGCTTTACCAAATTCATCTGCTTGCTTTTTAGTTATACCTAAACTCTTTTCTTTGTTTAGATTATTTAACTTATTATATATGTTATCTACTAAGTTGTCTAGTGTTTTTTTATTCTTCATCTTTATGCTCCGCAAAATTTCCACTATAATCATCTTTTTGTAATTTGAATATT